TATTAAGAACACTAGAAGTAATAGAAGTGTTGGCGTCAATCTTCCTATAAGCGGAGGCTAAACCTATACCTACAGGTGCAAGTCCAACAGTATATCTTAGTAGATCCTTAAACGGATTGGAGCTACCGTTCTCATTATTGTATGAATCGTTAATACCCATATAGATAATCCATTAGACCTTTTCTGAAGTCTGAGTCACGGTTGTCATTATACTGAATATTAGCTCTGGTTTGAACTGAAGCATTAGTGTGCAAAGTACTGCCTGCGTTTCCAGAAAGTCTCTTTAGTTCGCTCCAGAGAGTACCCCTACCTACACCCCCACCTGTAGGCAAGAAGTCCGTAGAGCCCTCATAGAACTCTTGAGCATAAGCATCCTTAACCGAGCCTTCCCATTCGCCGTAGTCATGAAGATCACGGCCCATCTCTGTGAGATACCGTACACGAATATCGCCGATATCAGCGTCACTATTATGTCCTATCCAGTCATCAGGTGGCCTTGGATTGTAGTCAAAATACTCCTGCGCACCACGGAACTGCTGCGCTAAGTATTGATCATCTACCGACGAGGGAGATCCAGCCCAGAGACCGGGGTCCCCCGAATCCATGCGCTCCCAAACAGCCTGATATAAGTGAGCTTGGTCTTCTGGGACCATGTTAAGGATCTTTTCTCTCTCACCACCCTGGGCAAACGAGAAGGAGTTAAAGAAAGCTCTCTCTGACTCGGGCATCGACCAATAGATGCTTAGAGGGTTGCCCTGCGGGTTGATACCTGTGCGCGTCCCAGCGGCCATATACTTATACTGGTGGCTCAAACGCACGTCTCCATGGTCTGACGCTTGCTGGGCAAGCGTCATCCATTTCACGAACTCTAACTTATCAAAGTACTCTTGGTTAGCATCGGCCTCTTTTCTCCATTCGGGTTTGTTGTCAAACCCGAATGCGTTAAGCGCACTTAGTATCGACGGTCTGAACCAATCTCTCCACGGCTTGTTCCAGAAGGCGAATGGAGTGCCAGACATCCGTTCATACTTGTACTGTTCGATCATAGATCGATCATCACCCATCAACTTCTGCACAGGGCGAAAACCAAATGGAATTAAATACTCAACTGGAGCAGCAAACCTTCTGAGACCTTGTTTAGCTATAGAGTGTAAAGCTTGAGTTATTTGGGAGCCAGGGAGTTCAATTGCGCCCGCTCTCGCTTGATCAAATGTATACCTGTTGTACTTCTCTCTTAGTTGCTTATCAATCTCATCCATGTATTGATTCTCAGCACCAGAGGTCAACCCAGCGCCTCTTTGTTGATAGAGTTGCTCCCTCGTCCAACGTAGCTCATGGGTCCATGGAGCTACGTCAGCTAGAATCGAATACCTATAAAGCATTGGATAGTCTTCAGGAGAAGTACCTCTGAGTTCTGGATGTAATGCCGCAAATCCAGGACCAGGCATACGTGCCTCACCCCATTCAACAGCACGATATGGGTCACCATACTTGAAGCGCTGAGGCATCCAGGTGGGCATATCATTCATAATTGGATTCTGTCTATCGAACCCAGACTGAGGCTTACCAAGTATACGTCTAATGATTTCGTTAGAAAAGAACAAGCCGCCTTGCTGAGTCTCTAGGAACCTATTGGTCCAGCTAGTCATCTCACTAGAGGTTTTGAGAACTGGTTGATCAGTGCCAATTGCCGAGGAACCAGTTACCATCTCGCTAATAAGGTTCTTCGACCAGCCGGTATTGTGTACAGCTATTAACTCCGCAGTGTAGTAATGGTGTCCTTGTATTGTTAGGTCATAAACTGGCTCGGTAGTGTCAAGATAATTAATACACTTCACTGGTATATACAGCCTTCTATGACTCAAGAAAGCATATTTATGAGCGGAAGGACGCTCATCAAGTATCTCAGGAAGTTGACGATTTAAAACTAAAGTATAGTTCTCTAGGTGTCTTTCAGTAATAAACAGCTGACTATATTCTAAACCCTGCTTATCATGTCTATGCAATTGAACATTAGAGCAAATACTGAGCTTGGCCAGAACTAAGAAAACATCCTTAACTAAGGTAGCTGAACAGGACTTAAACCCGCCAGCCCATCCGTCTCCATTGCAAAGGCCAGATGCAAAATGTACTAGCAGTCTCTGAGGAAGCTGCTTGACCCATTCTGGCACATGCTTTTCATAGCAATTTCTGCCAAACTGACTTCTAAGCCAATGAACAAGACCTCCGTGAGAAAAGCGAAGAGTAATACTTGAGTTCTCAACAAGGCACTCTTGCTGGAGCAGACAGCCAAGTTTGTTTACAGCAATCTCTTTTAGTCTGTTAGCAATTTCTCTCTCTTTCCATCCTAATGTCAAAGCAATCCGAGAGTTCGCAATCTCAGTGGAACCTTCTGCAACGAACCATCCTAGAAACCACAAAACATCTTCATCAGTTAAATCAAGAAAACGCTTCCAACGCTTTATAGGCAAATTCTCTCGAATTCTTTTGGCAGCATGTGAAACATCTGTACGATTGAGGTGTGGCAGAATAATTCTGTTTCGTCCACACCTCTGGTCGCCGTTTTCTTCTATAAATTCGATAGCCTCAACAAAATCACTCTTGGATCTTTCCCAATAAATATATCTCTCTGTATTTAAACCAGCAGCAAATGGAGCTAAGTCTACTTGGACAGGTTCCCTGTCTCTTGGTAAGGGAACCACAACATAGTCCTTCTTCTGCAAGTCAGAGACTTGCAAGTCTGTCACAACACCATCTCTTAAAACAGGCAACCAGTGATTACTAGTTGCTATAAAAGATGTGCCCGTATTGAAAAACGAAACCTTAACCAGTTGCTTACTGTGCTTGGGAATTACTAGCTTCCCTTCTACTTTCAGATACTGTCCATTCAGACTGAGAACAGACTCTCCAACAGCAACATCTCGAATAGGCTTATACCCATGCTCCGTAGTAATAAGGGTATCGCCCACAAAGCAAAGTCCCTCAAGTTCTCTGAACTGGTAAGTCATCTGAGAAAAGACATGCGATGTGTCATAGGGAGAAGCAGGTATGCCAGGCTTAGGCGCGCCAAGAGAATATGCGGGTTCGCGGCGCCACCCCTCATACAAGCTACCAAAGGCTAAACCACCACCCTCACCTTCTTGAATCCACTCGCCGGTGTGCATTAGTTTGGGCGGCTTAATAAACTGCCCAACCAAAGAAGACAGTATGCCGCCTATTACTGGCACATCGGCAAACGCAGCACTACTTATAGGATAAGGTCTATCGTAGTAGTGCATCGTCTCAAGATCGTAAGTAAAGTTCTTCCTAAAGAACTTTCCTATAGGAGAGATACTATCTTCATCCTCTCCCCAAATGCCTTTCTCTCTAACACGATTCATCATTAGAGCATAGGCGTGTGGACGGAAATAGGCGCCGCCCTCCATACCACCAAAAGGAGTGCCACCAGCTTCCCAGAAACGAGACTTCTTAACCTTTACTAGCTCTCTACCAGAGTAAATATCGTCTAGCTCTGAAGCCGTCTCCATAGAGCCAAATAGACTACCCGTAACTAGCTGATGTAACCCAAAGACTGCTAACCCAACAGAAGCCATAGCTCCTAGCTTAGCTGTAGGACTGATGGGTAGCGACGTTGGGAAGCTAGAAGAGACATGCTTTAGAAAATTGGGTAGAGGAATCTCTCCAAAGCCCTTTGCACGAATAGCACTAGCAGTGGCTTCATGTGTGGCGTCAGCTCCAAAGAAAGAATACCAAGCTTGGGCACCAGCACCCATAGCTTCCTTAGATATACGAGAGACGTAATCACTGCCAGGAAAGTCAGCACTGATCTTATCTAAGCGGTTCAAGAGCGCTTGATTGACGGAGTTGTAATCTAGCTCCTTGTGATGAATGTTCTCAGCAGTCATCCAGGTCTTGTTGAGAAGTCCGCCGAGATCTGTCCAATTGCCAAAAGCCGAAGACTCCCATTGAGCCTTTCCAAGTCTCCAAGAAAGCGTCATCCTCTTTGTAAGAGACTCGACCTCCCCTAGATCAGTAACATTGATAGCAGAAGCAACATCCTTGTTCTCAGTGACCTGCTTCCAGAAGATGTCTCTTGCTGTCCTAGGAGCTTTTACATATTCCAACTGCCCATCAGGCATTAAGACATTCTTTTCTAAACCAAAGGTATGGTGACCAAATTTGGTTAAAAGGTATTGGGGAAGCTTATGTCTGCTACCTGGTACTCGCATCTGCGTTGCGAGTACCGTACCCAATGCTAAGAAAGCTCCTGTCTTCCAATCGGAAGAGCCGGGAAGGAAACCCTCTAGAGTGCGTCTGTAGTAGTTGAAGGGGTTTAGGTCATGCGCGCGCATAGTAGAAGTACGCGCATACACTGTCGCTAGTCCAGGCAAGACTCCTTGATCAAAGCCTGGCAATACCATCTGCCCGAAGAAGCTTGCTGCAGCTCCAAACATTGCTACATGTGGGCGTGCACCCATTCGGTTAAGGGTGTAACCTATGCCGGCGCTGACGCCGGCACTAACACCTGCATGACCTAAAATGCCATAGTTTCTTCGTATCCAGTCGCTCTGAGATACAGCTAGTAACCCACCACCAACAAGGGCTGCTCTAGCACCGATTCTTCCAAAGGTGTGTAGAGAGGGACCTGGTAATGTTTCTAAACCTAGACCAGTAATACTTTTGAGAAGTTTCTCTGCTTCTGGGCCGAAAGTTTGGCGCGCAAAACCACTAGCTAATCGGCCAAACCGCTCCATCTCGAAAGCTGGTACGGCTCTTAGGAGAGCCGTACGTCTACCTAAGTCATCTAGGTTATCAAGCTTACCTGTGATTGACGGTACGGGAAACCACTCATCTTTTGGCTTAGCATCAAGTAGATCGTGGTCATCTTGATGCAACTTGAAGACTTTCTTGCCTGCGTGTTGTTCCCAACCAAACCTGTTCCATAGGTCAAGAGCTTGCAATACACCATGCGCAGCTCTATTCATGAACCTATCAGCATGAAGCATATCGGGACTATCACGAGTCATTCTCATGAGAGAGACTGAATCGGAGAGTACTTTGCGTTCACCCTTAACCATAGTGTAAAGAGTGCCGCGCGGACTATCCTTCGTACGCTCGAAGATGAGATCGGTCGCCAGTTCGTCTGGCGACCCAGCCATATTTAGCTTGATACCTCTCTTACCAAGCTCACTACTATCAAGACCAGTAATCGCTTGAAGATACTGCTGAGTCTTTGTTTCTTTGAGAAAGGCCGCGTCCCATCTGTAACCTAAATGGTCTTTTGAAAGACCAGGAAGCGGTATAGACGAATCAGGTAGGTAGCTACTCAACCCCTGGTGAGATGGAGAAGCCAGTGGCGAAAGAAACTCTGGTACCCGAAAAGTATGCGCAAACCCATAAGGGGAGAGATTACCTGCGAGCTTCGCGCTCTGAATAACAGAGTCGATCGGATTCCAATCCGATCGACCGTAATAAGCTCCACCAGCAAGCATACTTGCGCCAAGAGCAGTAGTCGCTCCTAGGGCAAGCATCTGATTCTGTATTGGATTAACCGGAGGAGCTGGCTCCTCTGACCAGACTAGGCCGCCGTAAGGTTCAAAGGCCATGCTTAACCTCTTCGGCGCTTATCTAATCTCCTTGCCATATTAGGGGAGATGCGCTTCTTCCCTATACTAGCAAACTCATCTGGGGTCATGTCCAGCGGATGCGCTCTTTGACCCATTGCTTGATCTAGCTCTTGATTCTCTTTGGCAAGCTCCTTCGAGTCTGCGGGGGTTTTCTTCCCACTGCCAGTAGTAATCTTGCGCAGATCAAGGGGTTTGTAATCTGGAATTCTAGTTAGTAGAAGATTCTCAGCAATAACAAACTTTCTCACTAGCTCAAGGTATGTCCACTTGGATACATCTTCCTCGATATAGGAGGGGAAAGCAGTGAAGATAGTGCGCGCCATAAACTCCTTCACAGAGTCTCTTGGATAAGCACGCCGAGCATTATCAATATCAAGCATTAAGGTGGTGTTCTCACAATCACCACTCAACCACATAATACATTCACCCAAAGAGATAGTTAGTCCCGCAGGGGTATCATTGTGGAGAAAGTTAGAATCACCTACGAGGCATCTCTCAAAGACCATCGAATTGATAACGAAAGGGTGCACTCCGCCGCTATCGCGGAGTGCACGAAACCTCTTGTACTCCTTGAGAGACAAAAGCCTCCACACAAAACTGTGCCCACTTGGGTAGACAGTTTCGAAGAGGCTATCGGCCTCCATAAGGAGGTTTGTATCTAGGTTAGGCAAAAGATCAGAGCTGTGTGGTTAGCATCATCGATTGCTGAGGAGTCAAGAAGTAAGAGTGTAGAAGTACAGTCTGGTAAAGAGTGTCGACTACACCTGCCCGAGAGTTGTATAGGAACTCAGGGCTACCGACCTTGGGCCAAAGTACTGTGTACTGGAGCACCTTCTCCTTCATCATCTCCTCTGGGTCACCACCTACTTGGCCTTCCTGCCCGGCGGCAACCAACTTACGAATCTTCTGGAAAGCTCCTCTACGAAGATGTGTAAAGACATATACATCCCCCTCGCCTAGAGCAAGCACATACACACTGTTATCGTTCTTAGCCTTCAGAGCTTCAATCTGTGCCTCAGAGGGCGCTCCCGGGGTCTTCTTTAAAAGATCAAGTATAGCTAGTCTCTGCTGCTCGGCTGGGGAAAGCTGCTCCTCTTCGGGAGCAGCCTCGACCTGCTTAGAAGCTGGCTGCTGTCTCTGCTTGGCTTCTACTGCAGCCAGCTCTGCTTCTAATCCTCTCTCCATCTCGTCTATATCTAGCATTGGGGCTTCCTTCTTTGGTTCTGGTACATGAATTCTTTGCACTCTCTGAGGGCCGGCGGCAACCATCTTCTTCTGTACTACAGGCTCAGGAGTTGTTTTGGTTTTACCTTGGTATGTTTCAGCAATCTCATCGTTTAGAGAATCCATATTCTCAAATATCTGTTCTGGTGTAACAGAAGTCTTCCTAATAAGAGACTGCTGGTGAGGGTTAAGACCCTCCTGGGGAACACGTAATCTACCTGGCATTCAATAATCCTTCTTTATCTAGAAAGGTGAAACAAAACGAGAACGGCGTCTGAAGTCGTTTTATGATTTGGGAGTACTAAAGGTGTTACCAAAACTTCCTCCCACAATAGAACCTGGTACATCAAAAGTAAAATCCAAAGGATCTTCAGATATCGCTAAAGGATTCCTAGCTTGATTGCGAGAAGAGAGTGGTAGCGCTGCAATACTCGACTCTGAATTCAGAGTATGTACATTGCGCGCAAGAAATCCATACTCCTCAACGATAACCTCTTCGTCTATCCTTACTGGTACTCCTCGGCTAACAAAGTGTACACCGCTCAATAATAAGCCAGTGGAGCCATTACTATTATTAAAAGGTGAGCGTGCGCCAAAGGTTATCTTTATCTGAACAGAAGAGTTCATGTCATGAGGGTTTAATCCAGTAGGATCAATAGCAGTAGCTCCTCTAGGAGCTACTCCAAAAATAGGAGCACCACTCCCCCAGATACTACCCTGCATAGCCTGGATTAGATCCCTGTTACGATCAGGGTCGCTGAGTATCTGATTATTGAAAGATTTTGCAGCCTCTTCGTTCTGCAGAGCATCCAAAAGCTCGGCTTGGGCTTGAAGGGAATCAATCTGAGTGACAACGTTAGGATTAACTGTTTCAAATCCAGTACCCTGCTCTCTACCAGACTCTATAATCCTAAACAGATAGTCCTGGTGTATGTAGTTGACTATCAAACTGCCTTGAACAATAACTTGACCTCTAGCCATAGCATCAAAGTGTCTGGAAGAATAACCATATAAGGGAAGGCGACTCTCTCTGATGGAGAAAGAGATGCCCGCGGCCTCATGCATCTCCATTCCTTCTACCTGGACTACAACGTTAGCCCCACAGAAATACTCATATGTGTATAGAGACATTTACTTCACCTGTGAGGGGTCGAAGCCAGCAGCTCGGAGGTTTGCATCAATTTCTTCTTGAGAAGCACCTGCCTCACGTAGATCCTTCTGAAGCTGTTGGGCAGATCTGCTCTGCTGTCTATTAAACTTGTTAACTCCGCCGCCAAACAATCTCTTCAAGAAGTTTTCCTCTCTTATCTGCTCCTCAGTAGGAGCAGTCATCGAAGGTATACTGGTTAGGTCTAGTTTAGCGAGTGGCTTAATATCTCTACAGATATAACTAAAGCTCATCTCAGATACTACGTCATTCACTGACGTAACAATACCACTATCTATTATCTCTACACCTAGTAGTAATAAACCTGCGCCAGGAATATGAGCGCCAATGCCACCATTAAAATTCTCAACCGGACCAGTCTGAGTAGCTCCTACTGGAGCAAACCTAATGTCAGTAGTTGTTGTCTGGAATTCTGAGTATTGCGCGCCCTCCGAAACATAAGTCACCAATATATTAAACGGCGGCAACAATGTCTCTATACGGTTATTGAAGTCAATATGATCAGCCACCGAACCAGTACCATTAATCGCCCTATCAAAACTCCACCCACCCCAGATAGATGGTTCTGCGTGTAGATAGGGGCCAACTAGTTGTACTAGTTGGCGCATGGGATGATCCTCTACTACGGTCATAATCATAGACCCGGCGATAGTGCGTATACCGCGCGCAATACCCTTTATACCTCTATACCCTAAAGCCCTAGCCTGACCCTTACCTTCATGTATAGAGACGCTTATAGTGTGCATAGACTCAAGCAAACACAACTCTGAAGAGAACCCTTCATAGTAAGCGTAAGCCTTAGCATCCGCACCAGAGAAAGAATACCGATTGACAATCGGAGAGAAAGTATCTGTTGCCAAGCATATCCTCCTAAAAACTAATGGCTAGGAAGTCAGTTCCTAGCCATTATAACAGCTTAACTAAAACTAGTTGAGCTAGGCTGGCCCACCTACGCTACTACCATCACCAGAAGGCTTGAAGGGGTTGCCAGAAGTAGCATTAAAGTCCCAACTGCCAAGCTTCTGCCAAGGAAGAATGGTACGGCAAACATAAGTCATCTGATTCTCAATTACAATATCGTCAATTGAGAAGCCAGAGCCTTCGTTCAGAATCTCAATACCATAGATACGCATGGTTGCTGCTTGGCCATATTCATTCGCCGCAACAATCACTGCATCAAATGGAGGAATCTGGTCTACATACCACGCCTGACTGATGGTGAAGTTAGAACCAAGATCGCCTGCATCAAAGGTTGTCGGGCCGATGGTATCAAGTTCCTCAAGACCACTAGACCCACTAGCTGCATTGTTCAGCTCATCCGTACTGGGATAAATCTCATCATTGTCAGCAACAAACTTCATATCATTGAACGGTAGGTTCAACATGACATGCTGGTCGAGCATGAGGGTGATGATAGTGCCCGCAATACCTCTCTTTCCTCTGGAGAAGGAAAGAGGATCCACTCGACCCATCACGTAGATGGGCGCCTTCTCACGCTGAATGGCGTAGGAGATTGCTTGGAGTGCACCGATGGTTTCGCCCTGGACAACCGCGCGGATATCTACCCCACTAAAGCTTGTGTACTGTCTACTGAGCTCCAAACTGGTAGTTGACATTAGTTTATCTCCTTAGAGCTCTGTCTCATCAGCGGCAAGAGATGTCTCGACATCAATTGTCTCGATTGAGAAGGGCGGGACCATTCGAAGTTTGATCTTTAACCTGCCAACGATTCTATCCGAGCGATTGAAGCTAATGCTAGCTCTGGCGCCCTGGTTGAACCCAGCCTTACGTTCGGCCTGAAGATATCCGTCAATTGCACCCTGGAGAGCAACTAGCTTCTGCGCGCTGAACTCCTTACCGATATAGGGCTTGGCGATTCTTCTGATACCCTCAAGTTCTCTATTCACAGAGCGAATAGTCGAGAGACGAGCCCAATCGCTATCGGGGTGGGCAGCGGTACGAGCAGATACAACAATCAGCCCAACACCATCTTCCCGGCGCAAACCAATCGCTCTAATACGAGCTAGTTGGTCTTGCTGAGTAGCATGTACTCTTGGAGGAGCAGTAATGCCACCAATTCGACCATTAACACCAATAGGCTCTTGGTTCTCGGGGAGAGTTGCAACCTTAGCTACAAGTAGAGTGCTGAGAGTGCCTCTATAAGCTGTACCACCATTGAATGCATTACGATGGATCGGCCAATCGTAAGTAATCAATAGATGCTTACCAAGATCAATTGGTCTGTTGTTAGAATCCTTCGCCTCATCAGCACTATCAACTCCATACGAGTGACCTGGAAAATCAGCTGCGTTTGGAAGAGATGCGCCAACTGTCTTAATGAAGCCACCAAACGCTAGCCCATCGGTAGATGAAGCAGCATCAGGAATTGCATCATTACGAAAACCACCAGCAGCATCAGCCATACCAGCAAGGAACTTGTTACCAAGAATACCACTACCATTATCAGCAGGAGCATCAATGATGAGAGTCTTGCCATCTGGACCAATGGTATAGATAGCTGCGCTACCTGCCCAGTTGGAAATAGCAAGCCGGCTTAGAGCGACAGGCTCCTTGAAGCTGATCGAGCCTAGCATAGCCTTCCAGGTCGTGGAGGCCTTTTCTAGGAACGAGCCTAGCTGGTGAGCAAAGTTTACCTCACGTAGCTCAGCATCCTGACCAGCCGCAAAGCGAGCAGTTACGTCAGAGGGCACTGTATCGCCAGTAAGTTCTGCATGAGTAAGTGCATGACTACCGAGACCTCCAGCAAGAGGAGTCTCTGCTTCTGTTGCAGTGTGAGCAGCGCCAGAACCACCAGTCGCTACGACTAGAGTTGAAGCTAGCTCACCATTAGCCATGGTGAAGGCTTCGAGAGCGTCATTGATTGCAGTCACTACATCAGCGGTAGTATCAGAAGCATTGCCTTGAACAACAATGCTAAGCGACTCAGCATCGGGTTCGGAGATAGTAACAATTGGTGTCGGGCCAGAAGCAAGGGAAGTTGCTTCATAAGTAATTCCGTTACCACCAACGCCCGTCTTCGCTGCAGTCAACACTACATCAGTGTCTACAGTTGCAGTAGCAAAGTCTGCGGTATCTAGATCAGTGAAGTAGGTTGCGCTATCGGTGAAGTAGGTGTAGATCTTGCCTCTGTAGATGTACTGCCAGACATAGCCAAGCTCGTCAGTCTCACTTCCAGCAACAGGCACTCCCTTGAAGAAGTTAGCAACCGCATCAGAATCGACAACATTGGCATCGTCTACATAGACACCCTGAGGTACGACAAAGTCTGCATCTCTGTAGTCTAGAAGATGGTAGGCAGTGTTTAGCGCCGCATACTTCTCAACAAGAGAGCCAGACTGTCCATCAGTACCCTGAGTTGGTACGACAGTAGCCATGGTAGCGGAACCTTCAGCAGTGAAGTCACCAACTACTAGGTCTGCAAACGAGACATAGGTGGTGAGATCATTGAGTGTTCCTACACTGAATAGGTCAAGACCAGTATCTACTACCTCTACAGTTCCCTCATCGAGTACCAGTACTTCAGCGCTGTCATAGACGAACTGCTCATCGAGGAGATCCCAAACAACGATCCGATTCTCGGAGCCAGAGCCATCGAGAATAAGAGCATACCGATCCATGGCTTCATCATCACGGATCTCGGGAGTGATTGTTAGAGTGCCGCCAGCAGAGTCGGTTAGAACCAACGAGCCCTGGGTACCGCCAATGCGCATTACTGCAACATTGTCAGCCCGCTGAGCAACTGCCTCGTGAACACCCTTCAGTAGGTCTGTGTCTGCACCAAACTCTGTCTCGGCTTGCCGCACATTAGCTACATTGAATAGCTCGAAAGACAAGCCACTCTCTGCAGGTGCGACAACCAGGATCTTTGGCTGAGTAGATCCGGTTGGAGTTCTAAACGAACCGTCAAGGTATGTTGCCTTGACCCCCGGAATATTTTCATAAGCCATTTTGGATTCTCCTAGGTTTGATCAGATGTATTTACTTCGAAAGTGAAGTTCTTGATTGCTGGGTGGGCGACGGTATGGAATTCTCTAAACCTCGCAAAGAACCGTAAAGGTCTCTGATGTAGTCGATTACCACCAACTGCCTGAATAGAATCGGAACCCCGACCTGTCCAGTAGAACCGCTCAACCCCTTTAACTGTAAAAGCCCAACTATGATCTATAAAAAGTCTTTCTAACCACAATGCTCGCGAGTTCGCGAGCTGAGCTGCTGAAGACCAGCAAGAAAACTCTATGACATGGTCTACAGGACGTGACTCGACAATGATTACTTTATTCGGATACTGAGCGGAACGCAAGTTGTAGTCGAAAAGAGTTCTTCTCTGAGGTCTGCTTTGAGCCTTAGTATCCATGTTGGCTGGCTCACGCTTGATAACCCTCCAAGTGATGACTTCTTCACCATGCTGAGAAAACTCGTCTACGTTGAAGTCTTCCTTAAGTAGTACTCGGGCATCAGCTATGATGCCCTCACGGTCTTGGGCATCGCGAATAATCTGGTCGGCGAGATTGAAAAACTCTGGAAGCCCTGTGATCTGATCGGTAGGAATAAACCTTGTTAGATCAAACTCATAGGGACTCTTTAGCTTCACAGAAGTTTCGTACTTTCTTCCAGAAAGAGAGTCTACAATCTCAACAAAGAACTCTTCCTCAGCCTTGAGGGCTTCCGGAATCTTTTCAACCAGCTGGCTTGTTTCGCTCATTAGGGTATATCCAAACGGATAGCATCATTCTCTAAACAGTAGACTGCAATAAACTCTACACGACCATTGTCGGAACGTAGACGATTAATTGTTTGTGGCTTGTAGATAACTTGGCGTACGTAAGGCACAACCGGATTCCCCTCGTCATCCAACTTCATCTCCACGATCTTGTCACCTTGAGCGATAGGCGTGTCATAGCGGAGGAAAAATACTTTCGAGTCTCCGCGCAACTCACCTGGAGGTAGAAGTCTAAAACGGTTACCCAAGCCGCCATCAGAGCCAACAAACTCAGCCCTACCAATATACCAGAATTCATCCCACAACCAAGATTCACCTTGACAGTATGAACAGTCTGGTTCGGCTTCACCACTAAACTTGTCTTTACACTCACAAGGTATAGGGGTTGCTCCCTCTCGGCGCAACCTACGAATTACTATTGGGTATCCCTTTCGGGGTGAAGTACTCGTACCGAAAAGAATACTATCCATCTCTGCACGGAGATCGATCTCTCTACCTGAGCCTGTAGAGACAGACTGTGCTAGACCGTAGAGGTTAGAGGTGGCGCCCCCACTATTAAACATATTCTTCCTTGAATTAATCATCTGCCACCAAGTCTCTCTCTACTATCCCACCTATCTGTACAGCTCCCGCTCTACTTCTGAAGTCTTGGAAGCCATGACGTGCTCTTCTACGGTTGCCTCTGATAGCACGAGTATTGGCGGCGGGAAGTCTATAGAAGTACTCTTCTGGGTCTTCCCATAGCCTCCCGGTCAACCTTTTGTCAGGATCGTACTTCCCTTTTACTGCGAAGGAGGGCCCGAGGCCCTCCCCTGGAACTATGCAACCACCGGCGTTAACCACGCGCCACCACTCTTCTCTCTTACCACGGAAGTATTTAATGGTATCTAGATCTACACCGCCAGACAATACACTACCTACTGGGTTACCCTTCTTAATAGCTAACTCACCAAGAGACTTACTATCACCTGCTGAACTACCTAGGGCGCTTGCATAAGCGCCCCCAGGAAGAGTAAGAGCTTTTAGGGCAGTATCGTAGACAACAAATCTGGTGCGCGCCCTCTTAAAATCAGCAGTACACTTGCATGGAGGAGCTATGAAGTCTACCTCTAGTGAAGACCAATGAATCATCAAGGCTAAAGTATCATCAGGAACATATTCAATCCACGGACCTGCTTCTTGGCGCACCAACTCTATAGAAGCATAGTAAGGTTTATAGACCGTAGAGAAGGTTAGTATGATGTCTTCTCTAAGGGAAGAGGTTCTTAGTTGATTGGTAATCGAGCTATCTAGCTCGATTACTATCATCTGATTGTAAGTAATGCTCTGGGTAGTAATGAGGCCGCCCTCGGTTACAGCAAACCTCTGTATAGAGGTTGTTGCTACACCGTTAAGAGCACCTACCCAAACATCATGCCAGTCACCACCCGTAGAGCCTTCAGGTACTGTGTAAGTCAGTTCATAGAAGCCAGGAGCTACTAGTGTTGGAGTGAGTGGGCCCGCGAATGCACTAGCAAAAGTCGCGGCATCTACTTCCTCCTGGATCAATTCAGAGTCATCAACACTCTGATCGTAGATGTATACCGCAGGAAGACTGTCAGTGTTTCTAAGCTCCCCGGAGCCATCAGTAACAACAACTCTAAGAGTGATTGATTCGCCGGCGAGAACCCCATTACGATTGGTCATGGATATCTCCTTTAGAAATCAATTACTAATACGTTGTCAGTTACAGTCAGCTTCTTGCTTAGAATCCGGGGCGCCATTGAATCAGCATACTGCCCAACGGCTGATACTAGATACAACTTCACACTCTCATCAGTAATACTATCTTCATCAATATTGTCAGTGAAAGTTATTGTGATCTGTCTAGTATTCATATTTACATTGAATGATCTATCCTCTGGAACCATTCCCAAGACATCGAAGAGAGTGCTCTGACTAGGGGATCCACCGCCCACAGGAGGAAGAATCGTAGAGGGAGGTTCTGCAACAGCAGGAGTGCTTGGAGATTCGGGAGGCTCAGAGAAAGAGCCATCATTAGTAGTAAACGTAAGCTGAGTGTTCGTCTCCATACGTTCAATCGGTTCAACATTGAAAGCATATGTATCCCCCAAAACAAATGCAGAACCGTTAAACCGTATCTGTAGGCCGTCCTCAAGTCTACGATAGCGTCTTGAGGTTACATGGCCCAGCCGTGCTGCGGCTGGGCCTTCTGAAACGTACCACCACTTATACTGAGCAGTACCGATGTCACCTGCGCGCGTAACCTCCATTACCACTCTATCGGCTAACCCTCTTGTATAGGTACCGTAGATATACAGCAACCCAGTTGCAACTGGGTTGCTTAACTCCACATCAAATACAGTTCTCTTAGAGATACCACTACCAACTTCAGAGGGGTCTCCTAGTATGAACAAATTGTACAAAGTATTAGCAGCCAATTTCTCTTGTGGAGTGGCTATTAAACGATGCCCAATGGTAGGGGTTGATGTGCCCCCTGCCTCGTCGCTAGACGACGTTATAACCCCAGAAGAAACCGGCTGAAGGGTATCTAAGTCATAATACTCAACCCTGAAGTCTAGAGGTACCGTGCCTCTGAATCCAGGTGACTTCAGGTAGAAAGGATTCTCACCAGTCTTTAGATTAATCCAAGCAGCTTGCTCAGGTCCAGAGGTGCGGTCGAAGTCCGCACCGTACAATATAACTGACCCCTTGGCAATCTCCAGATCTATACCTTTATCAAACTGTACCTCTATAGAGATACCGATAGGTATTCCAGAATCTTTATCTGCAGGGTATGTCGATAGGACAATTGGTGCTGTCACTTTCTTCTTCCTTCTTTAATCGTAGGGATGGAATGTGTACCTTCTCAAACTCTTCTATATCTGAGACCATAGTGACAAAAGGATTAACCGAAGCATCAAGAATACTACCCTCAACTCTGGTCTGTGTGTGATCAATATGATACACCTCAAGACTTTCTTTAAACCAGCCGCTCATAAAAACTCCTTCTCTTGAAACAGTTAGAGGGAGGGCGCTTACGCGGCCTCCCTCTAAACTCTAATCACTAAACCAGATTAGAGGTCGATTACTGCATCGGGGGCGATTTCGGAGTCGACGTCCAAAGTATGTGCATGTACCACACCATCAAAGTAATTGCGTACAAGCTTGACATTCTTAAGAACACCCACACCTTGACCCTCATGAGAGACGGCAAACCCGTAACGCTCACGAATCTTCATCTTGACAACATCGACATGCTCGTCACGCCACTCAACGGTGACGGGATCCTCGTCAACGAGGTAGAAGCCTACGTTGCCCGAAGAGAGTAGGTAGATATCGCCGAGAAGAGTCTCAGGATCAAAGGGAACGAAGGGGCTAACCACAACTTGCATCCGCCAGGGGAAGTACGAAGTTGGGATTGGAGCAGCCGCGGTCATTCCATGCTCACGACCAGCAATACCAGTCGCGGTGCCACCACCAGGAGACGAAGAGCCACGAGCAATTCTATTGCCTAGGCTTGGGCCTCTTGCACCCATTCCACCATTGCTCCAGGGGTCGAGAGGACCGGGCTGGCCACTGAAGGGGGTGAACCAGTCACCGCCACCGTGGGCGAGCATCATTGTCCGCATGACAGGGTCTTGGACAAAGAGGTAGAAGAAGAGTGGGTTGATTAGGATGGTGTCGGGCTGGAAGCCTTCCTCAGCCATGTGTGCCATAGCCTGGAAGAGGTCATCCATTGTGCACGAGCCGTTCGCAGCCATATCAAGACCACGCCCGGTTGTTACACCAAAGAGCGAAGTCGAAGGAGCTGCGTTGTTGTAAAGCTCGGTGCCAAGGCTCTTTAGGAACGAAACAGCCTTCTGCTCCTTGTGGCGAACAAGTGCAGCACCCATCTGGCGCATGTTGAGAGCCATGATATCCCAGGTCGAGTAAAGCAGAGCCTCATCAGTGAAGGAGGCGGCAAGGCCGCTCTTCCCGATATAAGCAGTCTGCATTGCTCCACCAATCTGGAACATGACCTCGGGATATGTGCCATGCTCTGGAATGTCCTCTGCGCTTACAGCGCCTAGTGCACCAGCAAGCACTTGGGTGTTTAGACCCTTAGCTTCAACCCGGTTAAAGAGGCTAGTGATGACCATTAGTGGTTCGACAGGCTCACGAATGAGAATCTCTAGCGAACTCTGAAGAAGTGGACGAATGTCTGGAGCAGTCGTCGCGTCCTTGAGCTTGGGAGAGATATTCTTGTACATGTCTTCCCAAGAAACCCGCACGTCCTCATCAACAACTCGGCCAGAGTTGTAGAAGAGATCAGCCATAAATCTGGCTGCCTGCTTGGGACTCTCTGGAAGATCTAGAGAACCGTCTCTTGTATTGAGCTTCATAGTTAACTCCGTTAGATCTTTGCGTTGATGATGACGACTTGGTCAGCAACAACTTCTTCAGAAAGGGTGATCATATCGGTGAAGCCCTTTGTTGCAGAACCAGGCATCTGGAAGGTAGCAGGCGCGCCCGACACATTGAATCCAGTCTTGACCGAAGACAATAGTGGGAGTGGCTGACGGTCGATGCGAAGAATCTTACCTAGGATGTCTTCCTCTGCAGCAGTACCAGTATCCATGACCCAGTTCGACTGCAAATCAAAGGTTACCCGACGCCCTGGAAGTGCAGGACCATCGAAGTGTACCTGACGATGTGCCGAAGCTGCGCCAGAGACATAGTAGCTGTAAGTGAAGGTAGCTGTTACCGCACCAGCAACACCGGTTGCCCAGGTGTCAGAATGGATAAAGAGCACACCAAGCTCAGCATCGAGATACCAATCGCCTTCCTTTGTAATCAGATCGATACCAGAGCGCTCGCGAACGAGAACACCATCGATATCGCAAGATACAGGAGTGCGATCAGTGTTGCGTGCAACTCTGAACTGGTCGCCAGTACCAGCAGGATCAAGACCTAATGCAACTACTGGACTAGAAGCAGTTACAACACCAGCATACCGAGTGAGGGTAGCGATGTTGGTTGCGTCCCAGTACTCGCCTGGCATGATCTGCTCACCACCAGCGGAAGTCTCAGAGCCACCACCATCAAGGGCAGCAACATCGAAAGCATCGCCAGCATTTTCACCAGCAACAAGCTGTGGCATCTGGAGTTGACCAGCAGTGAGGAACTGTACTGCATGCTGGTAAGAGAGGTTTGTAAAGACCTGATCGCCATCCTCGGGCTGACCACTCCAGACATAGAAGTCATAAGCAGCAAAGCCTACTGGATAGCTAATGAAGAGATCTGTAATAACTCTTGCATGAGCAGTAAGTGTTGGAGGAATAGTGCCGCCGAGAGCAAGTACATCCTGCTCTAGAACCAGGCCACGCTCGACAATAGCCGCAGCAACCTCAACATTGGTATAGGTGACGGCTGCCGCAACAGGCTCGCCGGTGACTAGATCAGTTACTCCCCACTCAACGTCGTCAGCGGTATAGACTAGAGCAGCCACTGCGTCCCGAAGCTGAAGCTTAACGCCAGCAGGAACAATACGGCTCTCCGAGTCCATCGCTACAACCTTGCCACTCGAACACACGAATGCATTCGTACCAACTTGAATGTTGGACTTAGTGAACTGGACGGGAAGCCAGGCAGCTGGCTTCCACTTCCCGGCTGGAGCACAGACATCAGGCTGTACAACGACCTTGGGGGTAATCTGATCGAGTACATCTGTTCTCTGTCTGAAGTTCGCAGAAGTGCGCTTTACAGTCATTTTAGATCTCCTCGATTAGTTGTTTTGGATCGAAACTCTTTCTAAGGTATCCTAGCCGCTTCCTGCCATCGATATAGGCGTCAGCTGCCTCAACACCATCAGACTTCTTAATGTCTCGGTAACGAGACAACACATTATGTTCAAAATCAGTAACTTTCTTTCTAGAGTCCGCCGAGCTTGCACTGGGTGCTTTAGCATCAGAGCTGTCTACAGAAGGATCCTCAACCTTTTTCACTTCCTGAATAACAGGAGTTACTTTAGTTTGAATAGTATCACGACTGGTCTCCGCATCTTCAAGTTTACCCTTGAATGTTTCAAGCTCGACCTTTAGGATGTCAATTACCTTGAGTGCCTCTAGATAGTCCTTTTGGAGAGAATCACAGTTACATGCCTTGGTTTGGCAATCCTTCTCCGAATCGCAACCAAGAGACTTAGCCTTTCCATTGACACAAGCCAAGACCTTATCCTTTTGAGAGGCGCTCAGCTTAGCTCGACCAACGAGTCTACGTGCAGCAGTAACATGAGCACAGTCAGGCACAGGGAAGCTGCGGTTGGGGCCACAAAAAGCATCCTCACTCAACTTGCTTCTCTTCTCGGAAGAGAGCTGTGCATCCTTGAGCGCAACATCCTCCTGAGCCAAACGACCAACCTCTGCCTCAAGAGCGAGATCAAGAAGATCCCAGTCAATGTCTTCCTCAACGGTGGGAGCATCAACTGTTGCTACAACCGTCTCTGGGGCGGCCTCAGTAGAGGCCGCCTGCTCTTGGGGCTTCTCTTCGGTCTTAGCATCAGTCTCAACGGCGACCTCAGCAGCAACCTCAACGGTTGTCTCTGGCTGCTTCTCGTCTGTCTGAGCATCTGTCTTGTGCATGATTGGTTCTCCAACAGTCAGCTGTGCATCCATTGTGTACACAGACGAAGTGTCAATTCGTCTAGAGTCTATCGATACACGATTATTGAAATCAACTGAATCGCTAAACTCCATAGAAAATATCTGGCTTAGATCATTTGCTGGAGTGTTTAGTACCGAAGCTTCATCGCCTTCGAATGTACCAGTGACAAAGATACCCATCTCTCCATCAGTATCTATCTGCCCTGGTCTATGGTCGCAGATGTCACCCTTGGCCCAGTCAGAGCCACAAATACCACAGACATACCGGTCAGTGTGAGAGCCTGCACTGAAGGTCAAATAGCGACCATCTAGAAACTTCTCTACGGCAGACTCGTCTGTGATACGAGCAGAGGCTTCCAATCTTCCAAGGCCCGGCCATCTTTTGTCAGTAAGTAGACCGAACTTCTTTAGAGTGCGATAGATCTTCTTAGGATCATCAGCAATGAAGGAGTCCTTCATCTCCATGAAGTCAGACACCTTCTTAAAGAATGGCACTGCTTGGTCTTCTGTTGATACATAACGTACAGAAGTAAACCTACCTAGAGGATCACCCTCTCTATTATGGTTGAGGATTATAGGCTTGGGGAAAGGCTGCGTCCAAGACGCAGCCCCATCTATCTGACCCTTTGGGGTGTAGATTCTATTGTTAATTCGACGTCCCGAGTTACTCAAACCAAAGTGAATGAGTAGCCCCCGCTTTTCAGGAGAAGCGTTCTGAAACACGGAGTCCATGAGCTTATGCTTCTCTTGTTTGTCAAGAGAAGCATAACTACCGCTGGGCTCTATCTGAACAATATCTGTAAGCTTGATCATTAGTTATCCTTTTAGGCGCCACAACATTGTGTCAACAACAGAACTCAATGATATTCCAGACTTACCAAACACTGCATATCTATCGATAACTTCTTGGTGCCACTTGGAGAAAATCTTCTCATCAACTTGGAAGTCGAGAGTTATTTCACAGGACTCCTTCTTATCATCAGAATAGATGGTAATGGTAGTGTCGTTTGTAGTCAAGTCGCTGTTGGTTTTAGCTGTTGCGCGCGCCCCTGTTTGATTAGAAGGTCTGTTGCGCGAAGCCGAAGCACTACGAGAGCCAGCACCTAAAGCTCCAGGCTTAGCACCGGAAGCGCCACCAGCAGGAGCTTTCTGTTTAGACATCTCTTTGGCAAAACTCTGCTCTTTCTTTAGAGCTTCGGGAGTCATATTGGAGCTAGGCAGCCCAGCAAGTACTTCGCCAGAAGCCGAACCAGGAGCAAGAGATTTAGCGAGAGCGAGAGGTTCCTCGAACATCTTGAAGTATGTGAGATCCATCTGCTCTTCACGCCAGGGGCTCTCACCAAGAGCCTTGCGTACCTCATTCATATCTCGAACGTTACCGTGGAAGGCTTGAATCTGATGGTTCTCGTCTGCTCTCTTTTCGTCCTTGTCTATGACACCAAACTTAATCTCTACCTTAGTCTCTTCATCGAGAGGATCGTACCCACCTTCAAGCAAGATCTCACTGATCATAAAGAAGTCAAAGAAGGCTTTAATTAGACAGGCCGCAGCCTCTACATCCATCAACATGCCCTTAGACATTGTTGAGGCAGTGCTCCTGCTGGAAGTACCACCTTCACCCATATCAACGTCAGAGGAACCAATTGCGGCCAACACTCTGCTCTTAAAGTACGAGAGATAGAAGTCAATTCTCAACGCTCTACCTTCTGAACCAATAGCTGTAATTTCGTGTCTGTGGTCAGAGACATAAATGCCGCCGGCAGGCATATACTCAATAGTGTTCCGTACAACCTCAGACTCTTTGAGCCCATCCTTTCCTACACGCTCAGGGAAGTTGTCGGAGCCAACCTTGTAATGAAACACCGGAAACAAGTTGGTCTCTATTAGCTCCTCTACGTTCTCTTCTATTCTACGTAGTAAGGCTATGTCATCCAGAGCTGCATACAGCTCTGGTGTACCAACTGTGAACCCTGGGTTACGGTTACTATAGAAGTGCACAAGGTCTTGCGGGAAGAACTCTTTTGTCTCACCAGTAGGCATGCGTTGCATTGCCTTCTTGATCTCACCGTTAGACTTTGCCTTGAACTGCAAGGTCTCGAAAGGGAGAAT